ACCAGGTACATCACCTTTTGCTACAGCATTAGGTGGGTCTAATGACGAAATGCATATCGCAGTTATTGACGAAGACGGAGCAATCACAGGAACTAAGGGTGAAGTTTTAGAAGTATATGGAGCAGTTTCAAAAGCTTCAGACGCTAAAACTCCTCAAGGAGATGTTAACTACTATCCAGATGTAATCTATAATAAATCTAGTTACATTTATTGGATGGACCATAACTCTTCAGGTTCAAACTGGGGTACAGCGGCTGCAGGAACTACATTTACGGATGTAACAACTGTAAGTGATGTATCACTATCAAGTGGTGCAGATGGTTCAGCTGCAACAACAGCTCAGAAATTAACTGCTTATCAAAAATTTGCAGACGCTGAAACTGTTGATGTAGGTCTAATCATGGCCGGTAACGGTGACGCTACTCACATTGACAACTTAATTACAATTGCAGAAAATAGAAAAGACGCAGTTGTATTTGCTTCTCCAGAGAGAAGTGATGTTGCAGGTGTAGCAGACGCAAACACACAAAAAGATAATGTTGTAGGATTCTTTAATGGTATCCGTTCATCATCTTATGTAATGTTTGATAGTGGTTACAAATATATGTACGACAGATATAATGACATGTACAGATATGTACCTTTAAACGGTGACATTGCTGGTTTATCAGCAAGAACCGATTTAGTTGCAGACGCTTGGTACTCACCAGCAGGACTAAACAGAGGTATTATCAGAGGAGCAGTTAAACTTGCTTTCAATCCAACTAAATCACAAAGAGATGAATTATACAGAGCTAGAGTAAATCCTGTGGCAACATTCCCAGGACAAGGTACTGTATTATTCGGTGATAAAACTGGATTATCAGCGCCTTCAGCATTTGATAGAATCAATGTTAGAAGACTGTTCATCACTTTAGAGAAGGCAGTAGCAACTGCTTCTAAATTCCAATTGTTTGAATTCAATGATGAATTTACAAGAGCGAACTTTAGAAACATTGTAGAGCCTTTCCTAAGAGAAGTACAAGGTCGTAGAGGTATCACAGACTTCTTAGTAGTGTGTGATGAAACTAACAACACAGGTGAAGTAATTGATAGAAATGAATTCGTAGCAGAAATCTTTGTGAAACCTGCTAGAAGCATTAACTTCATTACTTTACAATTTATCGCAACCAGAACTGGTGTCAGTTTTGATGAAGTTGCAGGTTAAGGGGAGAATAAAAAATGGCAAACATTAATGACTTCAAAGCTAAACTTGCAGGCGGTGGCGCTAGAGCCAATCAGTTTAAGGTAACAATGCCTTTTCCTGGTTACGCACAAGTTGGTGGCGAAATAGAAGACCTTGCTTTCTTATGTCGTTCAACATCATTACCAGGTATGACTGTACCTAGTTTTAATGTTCCTTTCAGAGGAAGAGCGATTAAAATAGCGGGAGATAGAACAATAGAAGATTGGTCTGTTACTTGTTACAATGACACAGATTTCAAATTAAGAAACGCATTTGAAAGATGGTCAAACGGTATCAATAACTTGACAGATAACGAAGGCTTGACAAATCCAGCGGATTATCAAGTTGACGCATTTGTTGACCAATTAGATAGAAACGGAGCAACAATTAAGAGTTACACTTTAAGAGGTGTTTTCCCTACAATTATTGCACCGATTGAATTGACATATGACGAAGCAACAGCGATTGAAGAATTTGCTGTTACTTTTGCGTATCAATACTTTGAAAGCAACACTACTACTTAACATATAAATAGTAGTAAAAATGGAGTAATAATATTATGGCTGAATTATTTGGATTTTCTATCACTCGTCAAAAGAAGACGGCGGATCCAAAACAAAGCTTTACACAGCCTCAAGCGGATGATGGTACACAAACCATCGCCGCTGGGGGTTATTTTGGTCAGTACCTTGACATGGAAGGTACTGCTAAAACAGAGCAGGACTTAATCCGAAGATATAGAGAAATAGCATTACACCCCGAATGTGACATGGCAATCGAAGATATTGTCAATGAAGCAATCGTGGCTAACGAACTAAAGGATGCTATTCGTTTATCATTGGAAGAAGTACCGTTCGGAGCTGAAGTTAGAAGAAAGATAGAAGATGAGTTTAAAGAAGTATTAAGGTTAATGAACTTTGATACAAAAGGTCACGACATATTTAGAAGATGGTATGTTGATGGCAGAGTTTATTACCATAAAGTAATAGACAGAGAATCGCCTAGAAAAGGTATCACAGAGTTAAGATACATTGACCCTAGAAAAATTAAGAAAGTTAGAGAAGTAAGAAAGAAACGACCTGATGGTCCTATGCCACATGGCTTAGCAATCATTGATGAGTTTGAAGAGTATTACTTATTTAACGAAAAAGGAATTGCAGGTACAACATCTGGTGGTATTAAAATTGCACCAGACACAATCGCATTTGTACCGTCTGGAATGATTGACCAGAATAAAAATATGGTGTTATCATATTTACACAAGGCAATCAAACCAGTTAATCAATTAAGAATGATTGAAGACGCTACTGTTATTTACAGAATCGCAAGAGCGCCTGAAAGAAGAATATTCAAGATTGATGTAGGTAATTTACCAAAAGTAAAAGCTGAACAATACCTAAGAGATGTTATGGCAAGATATAGAAACAAACTTGTCTATGACGCACAAACAGGTGAAATCAGAGATGACAGAAACTACATGTCTATGTTAGAAGACTTTTGGTTACCAAGTAGAGAAGGTGGTAGAGGTACAGATATTACTACACTACCAGGCGGACAAAATCTTGGAGAAATTTCTGATATCGAATACTTTAGAAGTAAACTTTATAGAAGTTTAAATGTTCCAGCTAGTAGATTAGAAGCAAGTCAAGGTTTTAACCTTGGTCGTTCTACAGAAATTACTAGAGATGAACTTAAATTTACAAAGTTTGTTCAAAGATTGAGAAAGAAATTTACTGAGTTATTTAACGATATATTAAAAACTCAGTTAATATTAAAAGCGGTCATCACAGAGGAAGACTGGCATACATTACGAGACCACATACAATATAACTTTTTGCAAGATGGACACTTTGCTGAACTCAAAGAAAGTGAAATGCTTTTAGAGAGAATAAGAGTAGCAAACGAAGTGAGAGATTATGTAGGTAAGTATTATTCAGTAGAGTATGTTAGAAAAAATATTCTTAAACAATCTGATAGAGATATGGAAGATATTGACAAACAGATTAAGAAAGAAATTGATGACGGCATAATATCGGCACCAACGGAAGATATTCCAGGTGGCGGTGGAAACTTATAGGAGATAAAAAATGAGTGAACACATTAAGAAATTTGTTGACGATTTGTCAAACGGAAATAATGCAGACGCAGGCGAAGCTTTTAAAGACGCATTAAGAGCTAAGGTTGCAGATAGTTTAGACCAACATAGAATAGATGTTGCAGGTAAAATCTTTAGTGATGTAGAGGCACAACCATTTAGTGACCCTAAACCAGCAGTAACAGACCCAGCACCTGAAACAGAAACTATGATGGACACACAAGGTAATGAGATTGCTTTTGAACCAAATGGTAATGAGCAACCAACACCTGAAAGTGAAGTACCAGCAGAGGCACCGGCAAATGATGAAAGTCAACCAGCTACTTAAACAAAATGTAGTTGACACAGAAACTTTTAGTCAATTACCACCTAAACACAAAGAGGTGGTCAATGACTTCTTTAGTCAAGTAAATTATGACAATGTTGATGTTGTAAAAGAGGTTGAAACAACTATAGATAAAGTTGCTCTTAAACATAATGTACAAACAAATGTTGTCTATGATTACATGGACAAGGAATTAGGAGTATAAACATGGCGTGGGTAGATGTAACAGGTTCAAATTCAGTTTGGCAGTATGAAAATTCTGCTACAGCGGCTAACACATATTCAGATTCAGGTGCAGGTGCAAACTCTGTATTCTCTGGTGGTGTAAGAACTTATACTAAACCAGGTACAAGTGATACTGTGGCCGTTTATGCTAGAACTAGAAAAAAAGGTACTACTGTTGAAAGAGGCGAGTTAAGTAAAACATATTATGACAATCAATAGTACACAACTAGTAGATGATGGTTTCAAAGTAATCAATAAGGTTACTGGTGCTCGTAATGAAAACGAGAAACTAATAGAGTTAGATAACTTAAAAGGTTCTACAAACGAATCTGAGATATCAATTGCAAATGCATATTATGAAGTAGAAGGCACAGGCACGGTAACATTGCAATTTGATGATAAGAGTTTAACAATGACAGGCATAGACAACTACGGTCTAAAACCTGTAGAAGAAAAAATAAAAGGAACAGGCGATATTCAAGTAACAACAGACGGTTCAGTAGATAAGTTTAGTCTGTTATTAGAGTGTCATAAAGAAAAGGGATTTAGTAATGGCTGATTTAGTTACAACACAAACAATTGCTGATACATCTGGTGTTAAGTTTGTCACAAAACTTACAAACTTTTCAGATGGTACAGGAGAATCTTTAGTTAAAAAGGTAGACGCTTCTGAGGTCACATTTATGTCCGAAGATGGTAATAGAAAGATTGCAAAGATATGGTACTCAATTAATACGGCAAATTCTAAATCTGCTGTTGAGATTGTATGGGACGGTGCTACAAATGCAACTGCTTTATTATTGAGTGGTAACGGATATTGGGACCTACGAACAGCAGGAGATGAGATAGTGAATAACGCTACTACACCTACTGGAGATGTCTTATTATCAACGAAAAACTTTGCTAACGGTGATAATTACACTATTATTGTAGAGTTTAGGTAATAAATTGTATAAATAGTAATACGAGAACAGAGAGAGAACATGAAATTAATATCGGAAGAAATTCAAGACGCTGAATATTTGGTTGAAGAAACCAATGGAAAAAAGGCGTACAAGATTCGTGGTGTCTTTTTACAAAGTGATATCAAAAACAGAAATGGTAGAATTTACGAGAATGCTATCCTTTCTAACGAGGTAAATAGATACACAAAAGAATTCATAGATAAAAAAAGAGCCTTTGGTGAGTTAGGACATCCTGACGGACCAACAGTTAACTTAGAGAGAGTGTCACATATGATTACATCTCTAACACCTGAAGGCAAAAATTTTATCGGTGAAGCAAAAATCATGGACACTCCATACGGTAAGATTGTAAAAGGTCTTATTGATGAAGGCGCTCAACTAGGAGTATCTTCAAGAGGTATGGGTTCTTTGGTTCAAAAGAACGGTGGTAACTATGTAGGAAAAGACTTCTACTTGGCTACAGCCGCTGACATTGTAGCAGACCCCTCTGCTCCAGACGCTTTCGTTGAAGGCATTATGGAGAATAAAGAGTGGATTTGGGACAATGGCGAAATAAAAGCAAAGGATATTGAAGAGTATAAGAAGTATATCGAGAGAGCAAAGTCTATTCAATTAGCAGAAGCTAAGGCGAAAGTGTTTGCAAATTTTCTTGAAAAACTTTAATCTTATAAATATCTATTAATTAGAGAAAAATAACTAGTTATTTTTAAAAAAGGAGATTTCTCAAATGGCCGATACAGAAAACAAGTTAGAGGCGTTAGAGCAAGAAGCAGTAGCCGAGGCGAATGCCCAAGCGGATGCTCCTAAAAAGAATGCTGTAGCGGCTGAGCCGAACCATCTGAAAAATGATGCTGAAGACTTAGGCGCAGCTGTTGTTAAACCAACTGACAGCAATCCTGACGCAACTAAAAAAGTTAAGCAAGTTTCTGGACAAGCTCCTCAAAAATCACAAGGTAGTGCTGACTCAATGCCAAAATTAGCAGGTCACAATACTAAGTTAGAGGGTACAGAAGCTGAAGAAGGTTCGGAAGAAATCAAGGAAGGCGAAATGCCAAAGGCTGCTCTTGACGCTTTGAAAAAGCATAAAGAAAAGTCAGAGGATAAAGAACCAGCAAAAGACAAGAAAGAAGTTGAAGAAACTTTGCACGCTGGTGAAGATTCTAAAATGGCAGACAAGAAGAAAGAAGTAAACCAAAAGACTGCTAACATTAGCGCTTCTTATGGTATGAAGTCAGCTTCATATCACAAAATGAAAAAAGAAGAAGTTGATGAGCATGTGGATGCTTTAATCGCCGGACAAGATGACTTATCCGAAGAATTTAAAACAAAAGCTGCAACTATTTTTGAATCAGCAGTAAACTCTAAAGTTAAAGAGATTGCTGAAACAATGGAAGTTGAAGTTAAAGAAACATACGAGCAAGATATTGCTAAAGCAAAAGAAGAACTAACTGAAAAAGTTGACAGTTACCTATCATATGTCGTTGAAGAGTGGATGAAAGAAAACGAAATCGCTCTTGAAAGAGGTATTAAAGGTGAAATCGCTGAAGACTTTATCACAGGTCTTAAAAAACTTTTCGCTGAGCATTACATTGATGTTCCAGATGAAAGATACAATGTGCTTGAAGACCAAGCAGCTAAAATTGAATCTTTAGAAAAGAAACTCAATGAGCAAATTGAAAA